ATAAAATTTTACTTCACTCTCTAATGAATACCCATCAGAACCTCTTGGATAGACACTAGGTTTTTTTTGAATATTTTCAAAATTTTTAAAATTATTTTTTAATTCGAAATTAGATTTATCTTCGAATTTTTTAAATCCGAATGACATCTTACTTAGTAGAACCCACCTTGAAGATTACAAAAGAATCCATTAGTTAAAGCAGTTGCTCCACTAGCAGCTACATATAAAGCTTGTCCTCTTTTAAGCATCAAACCTCTTTGTTTTGGAGCTATCTCATTATTAGCACCAGCAAAGTTTGCAGCTCCTGATTGAACTACAGGATGATTAATTAAAGGAAGTTTTTCAGTCAATGTTGTACTTAATATTTGATTCTCTGCTACTTGAGGAATACTCTGAACAAATAAAGGAAAAAACTGATTAATATTTGTAATTGTTCCTGTATTTACAAGATAAACACAAAAGTCTATAGGAAGAGAAGCATCTACATTACCAGTAATAGTTGCACCACCACCAATAGCAGGTACGGTGACATCAAATGTTGTTGCTGTAAAGTTTGCCGTATCCTGAACAGTAAACGTGTCGTCGGTTGGAAAAGTACCTGCACTGTAAGTTTTAAAATCTAAAAATACTTTTTGTCCTATCTCTAAATTATGTCCACCTGCTGCAGTAACAGTACATACAGCTCCAGTAGCTGAGTAAGTTAATGTTGGAGCCGTCACTGCATCTATTTTTTCTATAACTCTTTTTGTATAAGTAAACCAAATTTCATCAATATATGCACCACTAATAGAAGTATCTGTTAATGCAGAGTCAACATCAAATACTTTTGTTGCGTTACCAACCGCTGTTGGAATTAAACTTGTTAAAAATGATTGTCCAGAAGCAACTGTACATAGTGTTGATGTTGTCGCTGGGCGGTCAACCATTAACGGTTGTTTGTTTGAACTACTACTTGCCACGTTATTTATTCATAGACTTATTTTAATTATATAGGAAGGCTTTTTTACTTATCTTTCTTATCTTCTTTTTTATTTTTAGCCATTTTAGATTTCTCTAAAGCTTCTTTACGTTTTTCTTTATCAGACATTTCTTTTCCGTCATCTTTCTTTTTATTCTTATTTTTAAAATACTCTAACAACTGTGGTGGCATTTTACCTTTTTTGTCAGTCATTTAGTTTTCTTCCTCCTTTTCTATTGGAATGTCTAAAGTTTGAGTGAACCGTTTAGGTAGATTAGTACCTTTTGTATAAGAAAAAGGTGCTTCATCAGGACGAACAGAATATAAATCTACTCGTTTTTCTCCTGCCATTCTAGTACGTCTTCTTCCTTTGAAAGGACTAGCTTTTTGTCTTTCTCTTGGACTGATAATATCCCTATCTCTTTTAATACCTAAAGTATATCCAAGTTTTGTAGAAGGTAAAACCATTTATAACGCAGCTACGCTAAATGTTACTGTCGCATCTGTACCACCTGCTTCACTTACCCAAACAGCCTTTATAAATTTCACTGGTCTTCCAGAAACACTATATGAATAAGAACCATTTACAGTTATTGTTTGCTCTGCAATTATTGGAGCATAATTTGTTCCATCAATACTACCATCTAATCGAACAATTACATTAGTATTTTTATTAGCTACAGTGACTATCAAAGTATAATCTTTCGTAGCAAAGAAATTATTCTGACTTACTTGTAAAACTGTCCCAGACGCAGGTGCAGTCAGCGTTGACTCATTTAAAAATATCGTGTCTTGAAAATAACCTAATGCCATTTTTAATCTACATTCGTTTTCTTAAGAATAACAGGGGGAAATGTTATTACCTATGGCTAACTTCTAAAAGAAGTCTAGTTCCGACAGCTACGTCAGCTGGTCCAGGTAATGCTTGTATAAATTCTGCACCTTCTCTGTTAAATCTATATCTAGCTTGTGCTGGGTTCCTATAATTAGGAACGTATAAATGCATTGCTAATCTATCAGTTTCATAAATATAAATTTCTGTCCAAGTTTTTAAAGTTTCACGAAAATCTGAAGTTGCAACTGTTCTATCAACATCACCAGCAATACTTTCTATTCTGTTTCTTGGAACAGTATTATTATTGATACTTCCAGTCATATCTGTACGTTTCTCAGCTTCATCACAACGACCTAACTGTTCAACAATCTTACTTACCCAAAAAGAGTCTTGAACATTGTTAAGTGCTTCTTCTAAGCGAGCTTGGTCACCAGCAGGTATTGAAGTTAAGTTATAACCCAAATGCCAACGTACTTTTGACTGTATAAAGGTATC